CTCCCCCATCGGTCACCGAGCCAGCCGAAGCGGTTGATGCCGAACTTTGGGAGGAGTGATGGAAGACCTGAGGAGATATGTCCTGTATTCCAGGGAGCAGGAGGAGGCGTTCCGGAACAGGTACGCCAATGTGATTGCGGCCAGGCGGCGGGCGTATGTGAAGTGGCTGCGGAGTCTTCCTCTTCTGGAATGGGTGGACTATCTCGTTCAGGTCTCCCCACGTGACTACGAGGCTGTCATCGGCCTGATCTGCATCTGTCATCAGGAACGCCTTGTCAGCATCACCTTCAGCTCCGATTACCGCCGGATTAGACGTGATCCGGACACGGACGAGGAGGTCGAGGCCGTTTTCGGAAAAAAGAAAAAGTAAAAATAATCGCCAAAAATTTGGTAATGTTAAGAAATTCCTTATCTTTGTAGTGCAATCAAAACAATAACGGTAATGAGATACTCGGAAGTCATAAGGAAGCTGAAGAAAGGCGGATGCTCTTTCCTCTCGCACGGTAAAAACCACGACTGGTGGTTCAGTCCGATAACAGGAATAAAGTTCCAGATACCGCGACACAGCAGCCAAGAAGCGAAAGACCGGACATTGGAGAACATAAGCAAGCAATCGGGGGTGGAACTATAACCCACCCCAATGCTTAACAAATATTTAATTAATAAAATCAGATATGAAGGCAAAGGTTTATATCGCGAGAGGTTCGGACGGAACCTTCGACGCAACAATGGAGTATAACAAAGCGATTCCATTCGGACTTCTCGGTCAAGGCAAGACAGCCAAAGAAGCCATAGAGGACTTTTACAACTCTTATGAGGAGGCAAAGCAGATGCTTGCGGAAGAGGGCAAAGAGTGTCCGGATGTCGATTTTGAGTTCTACAACGACGTTCCCTCTTTCCTCCAACAATATGCGTTTATCCTAACGCTTGCCGGACTGGAGAAAGTAACCGGAGTGAGCCAGACCATTCTTAGCCACTACATCAGCGGCTACAGGCATCCTTCCCCGAAGACCGTGAAGAAAATCGAGGAGGGCATAAAGAACTTCAGCCAAGAACTATCGTCTGTCAAATTCGCGTAATTGTTTGGTAGCATTACTTAGTATGGTGCGGCCCTGGGAGTTTCTTCCAGGGCTTTTCTTTTGGAAAAGGGCCAATGAAGAGGGTTAATCTTCGTCCGCCCTTACGATTTTTATTGGAGGGAAGTGCGTGGAATGGGGATTTCAAAGGGCCAAAGCGAAAACCATAAGCAAAAAGAGTGGATTTGCTTACGATTTTCACCAAGAGGGTGATTTTCGGGGGAAATGGGGAAAATGAGGAAAATCGGAGTGGTTGTGCCAAAATTTGGCACAAGTAGGATAATTATTTTCACATATATTCGAATAGAACAAAAGTTTATCTTGTGCTATCTATTGTAGTTCTTCAATAAATTACGTAAATTAGTGAAAAATTATTTTGCTGAGGAAACGAAAAACCCCAACTACACTAACTACACTAACTACACTTGAAGTAAATGAATGAATATTAACGAAATAAGGTGTAGTTGCGGTGTAGTTGAAGAACTACACTCCAACTACATTCAACTACACTTGCGGTGACTCCAACTACACTAACTACACATTTTCGAGGGTCAACTACACCTCGTTTTTGGTTAACTCATTGAAAATCAAACATAGCTTCAAGTGTAGTTAGTGTAGTTGCTGTTTTTGCGAAAAATGTGGCTATAATATTTGATGAACTGTGAAATGCTCGATGTCAAATTGAAAGTGGATTCGCCGATGATGGCGGATTATCTGGCTTGCCTGTTCCCGCCTGACAGTCCGGGCGGGCCTCTGAAAGTCTATGCCCGAAACAGCATAGGCAGGCTTCTCGTGGCTCATTGCAAGGTGGCGGAGGGTCCGGTGGCTCTGGAAGGCGACAAGGTCGTGGATCTGGAGTTGCCAAGCGACATCGCCACGGCTCCTATGAGGGATAAGTTCCTTTATTATGACAAGTACAGCACGGTGGCGTTGAATATGGCGATCAACGCCTTCTTTGACATCGAGTTCAAGCAGTACTACCTTGCCGGCTACGAGCTCGGAGTCCAGAAGAAGGACATAGTCACTGCGTTCATCGTGTCGAGGGGATTGTTCAGCACCGACTATTTCGACGCGCTGCACAAGAGGATCTACAGGCAATCGCAACAGACGCTGGACAAACTGGTGAAGAAACTTATCAACAAGGTGGATTACATCAACAGCAGTATAAACATAAACGGATTGAAAGATGATCAGAATCATTGACTCATTGCAGGCCCAGAGCCTTGACAGACAGGATGGAGTCTGGCATAAACTTGCGCTCGTTCCAGGGACCGCCACCATCGAGCGGTCGGAGAAGACGGAGGATGCCGGGAGGCTGGCCACCGTCAAGATCAACGCCACGCTTTCGGAGTCCTCGGAGATTATGAGGGACAACCTTATATTAAAGGTAGGATTCTGCCACGGGGACGATGAGACCTACGGCACCGAGGACTTGCCTCTTGCCTTCGAGGTCAACGAAACCAACACCTTGAAGCTGTCCAGCTCGTATCAATTCCCTGTCTTTTAGCGTGTCCTTTCCTTACGGGTGTCTCGCTGGTATCTTTGCGTAAACATTGATTAACAAGATGAAAGCAGACACATTCCAACTGGCAAGGGACATCGTTCAGGGAAAGTGGCTGGTCTCCAATCCGGAGCAGCTGCTTCCTATCGCTCGTGCCTTCCTCAGCAAGACTCCGGTCGAGATGGAGGTGAAGTCGGCGGTGGTCTCCACCGTGGCCGATTCCGGAGCACAAGCCGGGAAAGCTAAGAGTGTCGCCATTGTTCCGCTTCACGGCACAATGACCAAGTACGACACCTGCGAAAGTTACGGAACCACGTTCATAGCAAACAAACTCCGGGAGATGGCCGATGACGACAATGTCATCGGTCTCGTCCTGGACATAGACTCCCCTGGCGGAAGCTGTTCGGCCATTCCTCCGATGCTTGAGGCGATCGGTTACGCCCGATCCAAAGGAAAGCCGGTCTATGTCCACGCCGACTGTTGCGCTTCTGCCGCCTACTGGGTGGCTTCACAGTGCGACGCCATCTATATGGACAACAACCTTTCCGAGGTCGGCTCCATCGGAGCGATGGCAGTCTTCGTGGACAATTCGGCCACCAACCCAACCACCGGTGAAAGGACTTTGGTAATCTACGCCAATGAGTCCTCAGAGAAGAACCGGGCCTATAGGGAAGCCTTGGCCGGAAACTACGAGGCTGTCAAAGCCGAACTCAAACCGCTGGTGGAGCAATTCCAGAATGCGGTCGTGTCCGGAAGACCGAATATTCAGAAAGAGGAGAAAGGAGTTCTGAGCGGCGCGATGTTCGGCACCGCTGAGGCGTTGCGCCTGAATATGGCCGATGCCAAGAAGACCCTTTCCGAGACCATCGAGGCGGTCTTCGCACTCACAAGCGTTTAACCAATCTTTTTCATAATGGATAAGAAAACTCTCAACAATTCCAAGATGGGCCGACTTGTGGCCCGTCTCTTCGGCAAGAGCGAGCTTGACGTCAAGGACGGCAAGGTTTCCCTTTCCGATCAGGAGCGGCAGAAGGTTCTGGAGAACTACGGCCAGGACTTTCTCGACAAACTGGAAAGCATCAACCTCGATGAGGAGGGTGATGCCGTGACCCTTTTCAACGCCGCCGTGGCCGCCAAGACAGATGAGGCCACCAAGGCACTTAAAGAGCAGGTGAAGAAGCTTCAGGAGGACGTTGTCTCATTGGCTTCCGAGCCGGAGCCTAAGCCGGCTGCCACGGCAGTTCCTGCGTCCAAGGAGGCCAAGGTCTTTGCCATCAATATGGCGGCGGCACACAACAAGATCGTGAAGGAAGCCCTTGATTCCGTCAATCCTTACGCTTTCACGGCGATGGAAGACGCGTCTATCGACATCACGGATCTCAACGCCGAGTTCAAGATGACGATGCCTCCTAAGATGAAGTTGGAGCTCCTTAACAAGAGGATCTACAACGGATTCGATGACGCCAAGCATATGACCCGCATCCAGTCCAACACGGACTACATCGCAAGCGCGGCCATTATGTCCGAGGTCTCACAGCAGTTCACACCGAAATGGACTCCTAAGGGAACGCCCCATTTCACTCCGATCAGGATTCCTTATCGCCGTCACAAGCTGAACGTGCTGATCCAGCCGGCCGATGTGCTCAAGAGCTGGCTGCTCTATCTCTACGAGCAGGGCAAGACTATGGCGGATATGCCTATCACCCGCTACATCATCGAGAACCACATCCTGCCTAAGGTGCTGGATGACATCACCATCTCGATGATCGCAAAGGGTAAGTTCATCGATGCTGGCGTTGTCGCTGACGGTGACGCGGGCAAGGCCGCCAAGAACTCTATGGACGGTTTCGAGACCATCCTTGTGGAGGGCAAGTCCGACGAGAAATGCAAGATCAACTACTACAAGGCGGCAGCCGACCCGATGGCGATGTCGGACTCCGAGCTCCTCGCCTACATCGACGGCTTCGTTGACAGCATCTCCGGACTGTTCGCACACATCGTGACCATCCACTGCTCTGAGCAGCTGCTCACCCGCTACAAGAGGGCTGACTTCGCCGTCAACGGCAAGTACACCGGCGTGGAGAATGACGGAAGCATCCGCTTCACCAACTTCCACCTTGTACCTCTGAAATCGATGTACAACTCCCCTATCATCTTCGCGACCCCGAAGGAGAATTTCGTGGAACTTGTGGATCTCTCCAAGGCGGAGAACTGCATCGTCAAGATTGAGGAGCAGAACTACGATGTGAAGGTGTTCGGTGAATATTCCCTCTCAACGGGATTCAAGATCGCCGAGGCTGTGTATGCCGCTGTTCCGGACGGCTACACTCCTGTCGAGAGCATCGTCTCCGATGTCCCTGACACCGACAAGTGGGAGAACGGAAAGAAGGCTGCTGACAACACCAAGGATCAGGGTTCAGAGACCAACCAGGATCAGGGTCAAGGCGGTGCATAACCAAATAACAAGCGTGAATTATGGCTTACGTTAAATCATCAATTCCAAGACCTGGTGACGGCGCTGGTTGCGCCGCCACCAGAAAATCACAGATCATCCTCGTAGATGTGGAGGATGTCGCCAGCGAACCGACAAGAGAGGTTGGCAACTGCGTTGTAACTGGAGACCTCACATTGAAGACCGGCGCAAAGGCAATCTCCATCTATGCCACGGCTTCCACGATTCAGGTCACCGAGGAACTTTCCGGAGATCCGGACGCCGAGGGAATCAAGACCGGAATCGTGTTCGACCATCCGGGCAACTCGGTGGCCATCAAGAATTTCATCGAGATCTTCAAGAACCGTGGCGTGATCGCCATCGTGCAGGAGTGCGACGGAACAACTGCTGGCCGTCCTCAGATTATGGGACGTGTCTGCAACCCGCTCAGGTTGTCTCTTGAGACCAAGATGGACGGTGAGGCGACCAAGAGGACTCTTACCTGGAAGCAGGCGTTGCCTGACAAGTTCCTGGCCGGTGAATATGCCGGAGAGATGCCGGAGATCGCCGAGGACGCCACAAGCGCGACCGGAGGAGCTTAGCGGATGTCTAAGATCGACACAAAAGCCGTCGAAGGCAAGGTTGCGGGCAACCCTGTAAGCGGCGGAACGAATCTGGTTGTCTGTGCCTACGAGGGCACGGACGGCCAGTTGTCCAAAGTCTGGGAGAAGATGACAGGTGTCAAGCCTGTTGTCATCACGGTTGAACCGGACGCTGACATCCGTGACATTCTTGCCGGAATCATCGCCGACAACAATATCTCCGATGATTTCATCCTCGTGCCGGCCAACTGCGTTCCTTGCGCCAAGATTTCCATCGGAGAACTGGCCACACCGCTTGTGTTCCTTGACGTTCAAGGCAACAAGGTTTTCAGCGAAAGGCTGCCGAAACCGTTCTCCAAGGAGAAACTCGTGGACGCGCTTCCAGCGGAAAACCAGACAGCGGAGGAGTTCCTGAAGGACTACTTCAAGAAGAATCTCCATAGACCAATCGAGGCCGGATTCCGGTTCGGCAACATCGTGACTCCGGTCTATCGCGCGAATCCTTGCGAACATCTTGTCATCGAGGCGTTCGTCCGCAAGAAGTTCGTGTTCGCCACTCCTCAAGGCTATGCGGCCATCACACATCTGATTGACCAGTACCTGCTGAATGAGTAACGAGATTGACAGATGGATATGTTCGGGAGCCGAGGTCACTGAAGGACTTCGGCTCTTGAGCATATACGCGCCCAACAAGTGGCTCGACGCTCTTGTCAGGAAAGCGCCGAAGGAATATTCACACCTCCTGAAGAAAGCTTTGCTTCCGTTCGCCACAGAGGTTCCGTTCTCGCAGACATTGACGAAAGGCGGGCGGTTCCGGGAAGACTGGCCGTTCCTCTCCGAACCTGATTGCCCGACCGAACTGAAGGCCCTTGCCGCGGATATGATCACATCGTGGCACAACTATGTCAACGCCCACGAGGATCTGTTCAAATGCACCACTCCGGAAGAGTGCTTCGAGGCCGCGGAAAAAACGGTAAGAAATTTTTATCAAAATTCAGTTTCCCGCACTGAATTTCAATACTACAAGGAGCATCACCGGATTCTTGGCAAACATCCGATTTTCGCCTTGACAAAGAAACTGGATAATCTGAGACGAATGCCGATCACCGAGCTAATCCGGAAAAGGCGCAATGTCCAGGATTCCATCTGGCGCGCGGAGCGGGAAATCAAGAAAGGCGACCGCCCTGACCTGAAAGTGTCAAGAGAGGAAAGGCTTTCCCGCCTGAAGATGACGCTCGATGAGATAAACCGAATGATTAAAGAATATGAAGGAACTGACAACCGAACTTCTCGATGATCTTTCATCCCTTGCGGCCATCGGCTGGACTGATGCCGAACTGGCCGGATTCCTTGACATCACAGAAAGGCAATTGGATGTCATCTTGGCTGATCCCGTCACGATAGATGATCAGCGGATCAGCAACGCCATCAAACGCGGCCAGCTGGAGAAGAGGGCCAAGATCGAACTTGCCGTTGTGCGTGGAGCTATGGGTGGCGACGCCGACTCCGTCGAGCAGTTCCGCGACATCGTCCGGGACAAAAGTTTCACCATCTCAAAGCTGGATCTGTTCGGCGGCGCCGAGAAAGAAGGTGCGTTCGAGAAGATTCAGGAATATATTGCTTCCGGATCAAAGGGCAACCTTTCCGACAAGGAACAGATCTACATCGACCTGCTGACGCTGATATATTCATTGGACGGCCAGTATGGCAAAAGGAGGACTATCAAGTTCCTGACCAGCGCTCCTTTCGGCATTCCCTACCAACGGGCCGCGGACATATATTCAGAAGCCGTGGAGCTCTTCTTCTGCAACCGTAAGGTCTCCAAGGAGGCGATGCGCAACAAGATGGCGGATCAGTTCGACACACTCTATGTCGCCGCGAGGGACGCCGCCAAGACATCGAAGGACTATGCCGTGGCCGCTGACATCCTTGCCAACAAGGCGCGTGCCCTCCAGCTGGACAAAGATGATCCGGCCAAGCTTCCGGCTGAAATCTACCAGCCGATGTTCCGCCTGCTTTCCGCAACGCCAGAATCCATCGGACTTCCGGCAGCCAACCGTGATGAGCTGGAAAGGCAGATTGACACCGTGGTCGCTCCGGAGTCCGTCAAGAGACGGCTCAGGACCGATGCAGGCATCGTTGATCTCGACATCGTAAAATACCTTGAGGATGCAAAGGAAGAGAGTTAAACCTGAATCCACACAAGCCGCCTCCGTCCAGTACCAGAACCCTTTCGCCCAGATCGTGTCGCTGGCCGGCGCCTGTCAGAACCTCAATGTCGTGGGGCGTGGCGGAGCCAAGACAACCGACATCCAGGCCGAAAGACTGCTGGATGTCATCTATGATATGCCAGGAGCGCCCGTCGTCTGGGTGGCCGACACGTTCACGAACCTGAACGCCAACATCCTCCCTTCTGTTCTGGAGGGGCTGGAACGAAAAGGACTCCGTGAGGGTGTCCACTATGTCATCGAGAAGGAGCCGCCCACCTTTACAGATGCGGAAAAGGCTGATCTCCCGGACTGGCTGAAACCCCATTTCTGGAAGCCTTTCAACAAGCTGGTCTCCTACAAACGCACCATCATCTTCTACACCGGCACCAACATCCGGTTCGGCTCCCTTGACCGCCCGGCCACCCTTGCCGGAGCCTCCTACGTGTTCTGCTTCGGGGATGAGGTGAAATATTTCCGGGAAGACAAGATCTCCAACCTGCTGAAGGCAGTCCGTGGCTACAGGCAGGAATATGGTCACAGTGTCTTCTACCGAGGATTCAGTTTCACCACCGATATGCCGGACACCACGCACATCGGGGAATATGACTGGATCCTGAAATATGCCCACAATATGGACATCCCGGCTATCGTGCTTGTGCTGAAAGCCGGCCTGGTCTATAACGAATGCCTGCACGAGGCTGCCGCCGCCAAGGACAAATGGTTGAAGACCCACAGTGCCGATGACCTGAACGTCTATCGCAGCAAATGCCGTGTGGCCGAACAGTGGAAAGCCCGATGGACTGAACTTAGGATGCGTAAGGAAGCCAGGACTTTCTTCATGCTGGCATCATCCTACATCAATGTGGACATCCTCACAGAGCAGTGGTTCGGGGATGCCATCTCGGGTAAGCTTCCTGATCTGAACACGGCCATCCTCTCTATGCGCCCGTCCCTGGAATCAGGCGACCGCTTCTACACCTCCTTGAGTGAACGCCACTTCTATTATGATGGCACGGATGAGGAAGCCTACGATGGATTCGGACTGCTTGATCAGGAGGATTGCAGGGTGCTGAAATATCTCGATCTGGACAAACCGCTCATCGCAGGAGTGGATTTCGGGAATATGTGCTCGATGTCCATTGCCCAGAATGACACCGAGAAGGGACGCTCGTGCCTGCGTGTTGTGAAGTTCCTCTACACTCTTGCGCCTGAATATGTCCCTGACCTTGGAGAGAAGTTCCGCGCCTTCTTCGCACCTGTGAGGCGCAAGACCCTGATGCTGTACTATGACCGTGCAGGCAACTCCTACAAGTCCGTGGGTGAGGATCAGGTCGGCAAGTTAAAGAAGGCTATTGAATATGATGAATCCGGCCGCCGTACAGGGTGGACGGTGCAGCTTATGTCCATCAACCAGGGCAACATCGGGCAGCCGGAGGAATATTCATTTATGCAGGAGATAATGAGTGAGCGTAATCCACGGTTGCCGGTGATTCGCATCGACGCGTATGCGGCCAAGCATCTGAAGCTGTCATTGGAAAAGGCAAGGACTGTGGTCAGGAACGGGGTTGTGTTCAAGGATAAGAAAAGCGAGAAGTTACCGGTGGAGCAACTGCCTACGGAGTCCACCAACCCATCAGACTCATTCAAGTATCTTGTGATGACCAAGCAACTCAGAGGCGTGGCCAGCGGCAAGACGATGCTGCCGTCCTCGGCGACGGATCCTCGTGCGGTCGGGAAAAACAAGGACTGAGCGGGGCGTGCGCCATATATCACCCTCGGGAAGGAATCGCAATTGCGATTCTTCCGTTGCGCGGCCCGGGCTCTTTTGCGTCCGAAAAAGTGCGTTTTTGCCGCGGCGGGGTGCAAGGCTTTGAACCACTTGATTTTGACGGGAATATATTCACAAAACAAGCCCGTTTGGCTGAAATAGCCGAGCCTTGGGCTGTAGTTTCCGGGTTGGGCGTGGTGTCCTTTTTATCGTCTTGGGAGGTGGCTAACTTTGTGATATGAACGTATATGAAGCATTGACGGAGATGAGGCGACTGTCAGAGGAAGACAGGAGCTTCAGCTTCTCGTTTATGAGCTATAACCCCACGAAAGGCACAAGCGACGGGATCGTCTATGTCCGGCGCGGGGTGTTGAGACATAGGGAAACCAAGGAGCACAACAAGAACGCTGACATCATCGAGGGCTACACGGATCTGGAGACAGGAGAGCCGAGGCGTTTCTACCAACCGCTTCTGATGACATTCAACGGACAAAAACTGATACTCGTATGAGCAGAATCGAAAAAATATCCGACCACACATCCGTTCTGCGGCTGAACGATGGCCGGGCTTTCGCGCTTTCCAACAGGAGGGACAGCAGTCTGGACTCCGTGTTTTGGATGGCGCAACAGAGGAACTGGGAACAGTTGCCCCAGACGATTTGCGGACAGAAGATCGTGCCGTTCGGCCACGACAACAATCTGCCGGTGCACCTAAGGGACATCCTGGACGAAAACAATCTTGGTCCGGGAATCCTTGAAAGGCAGATGGGGCTTCTCTACGGCCAGGGCGTGTTCCTTAACCGGCTGGCTTACCAGGAAGGAAACATCGTGCATAACTGGGAGGAGGACAGGGAGATCCAGGCGTGGCTGGACAGCTGGGACTATATTAGCTACATCAAGGGGTGTATGACCGATTACCTGCATCTGAAAGGGTTCTTCGATGCCAAGTATCTGGAGAAAGGCCGGAGAATAGGCAGGGAGCCAAAGATAGCCTATCTTGAGCATATTCCTTCAAAGAACGCAAGGCTGGAGTGGACGGACAGCAGGGAGATCAAGGACGTGAAACACATTGTTGTCGGGGATTTCGAGCATTCCTGCGTGGGGACGGGCGTAAGGGTCTATCCGGTCTATGACAGGAAGAATCCAGGACGGTTCGGAGCGTCGGCATCGTACAACCACACATATTCATTCGCAAGGGATTTCTATGCTGTGCCTCAGTATTGGGGAGCGTTGCGCTGGATTGTCAAGGGTTCGGAGATTCCGACCATATTCAAGTACGTGACGGACAACGGAATCAACCTTGCTTATCTGGTGAAGGCTCCCAAGGAGTACTGGGAGGAAAGGCGTGACCGTCTTAGGATGGTTCATCCGACTTGGGATGACACCAAGGTGGAGAACGAGATCAGCCGGTTGACGGAGGATCTGCTGTTGCAGATGCAGGATGTGCTCAGCGGCAAGGAGAACGCCGGAAAGTTCTTCTATTCGCTCGATATGCCGTCTGAAAGCGGCGCGGGGCGTGTGTCTTGGTCCGTGGAGGCGATAGACCAGAAGATGAAGGACTTTGTGGAGGCTCAGTTGAAGATCTCGGAGGCTTCGGCATCTGCGATCACATCCGGAATGGGGCTGCATCCGTCGCTGTCGAACGTGATGGTGAACGGAAAGCTGGCTTCCGGCTCTGAATTGCTCTATGCGTTCAAGCTGTTCCTGCTTTCGGACACGGAGATCGCCTCACAGACGATTCTGGAGCCGATCAACCAAGCGATAGCGTTCAATTTCCCCGGAAAGGGGCTGAAACTTGGGTTCTTCCACAAGCAGTTGTCGGCGGAGGATGCCCTTACTTCTTCGGCAAGGGTTAAAAATCAGTGATTATGATGGATTTGTTCAACAGAAATCGGGACGGTTCCAAGGAACTTGAGGATCTGACCGGCCAATGGTACGCTTCCTCTCCTTTCAGGCTGATCGAGACGGAAATCCGGTTCGCCACCGATGAGGTGGCGCGGCTTGTGAGTCAGGAGGTGGTCAAGGAGGCCGCGGAGGCTTACGATGAGGATGAGAAGCCGGAACTTGTAGCCGCTGTAAGGCTTCCGGTGGCGTGTCTTGCGTTGATGCGTTACGCCAAGCTTTCATCCGTGTCACACGAATCTACCGGACGGAAGGTCAAGATCGATGACAATGAGAGAAGCCCTTACGAATGGCAGATAGACAGGGATGACAGGGCGATGAGGGAGCGGTATTTCAGGGCTCTGGACGCTTTGTACACCTACTTGGAGACTTCCGGCAACGAGAACTGGAAGGCTTCGGCCAAGAGGACGATGATAGGCGAATCCATTGTCAGGAATATTCAGGAGTTCGAGGCGGTCTATCCCATCGATGGGAGCTATTACGTCTATTATCTGTTGCAGGCGCTTGTGATCGAGCGGCAAAGGGCGGTCATTGAGCCGTTCGCAGGGGATAAATGGGCTTCGATTACTGACGGTTCGGCTGAGCCGAGGGCGCTTTCGCTGGCCAGAAGGGCGGCGATACTAAGTGCGGTGATCGTGGCCGGAACGAGGTGGAGCCTTGAGGTGTTTCCTATCGAGATCGCAAGGCGGTTCTCCCCTACCTATCAGGGCAACAAGTCCAACCGTGTGGCCACGATGGATGAGATTGACTGGTATGTCGGCAATCTAAAAAGAGAGGTCAAGGACGCTTTGACGGATTTGTCGGCTCTGATCAGCGAAGATAAGGCGGATCCTAAGCTTTTGCCTGTGAATGACAGGCGGAACAAATTCTTTACCACCGAGTGATGAACACGATTGAGGTTTTCGAGACCGGCAAGGTTGTCAAGGTGCCTGGATCGTGGAGTGAGATGACTCCGGAGCAGGTGCGTGGGGTGTTCCGGATCTTCGAGAGGTGTCTTAGGCGTGGGGAATCGCCGTTGGACTTCAATGTGAGGGTCTTGTGGATGCTGCTTGGGGTGCGGAGGACTGTCAAGGGATGGTTCACGGACATATTCAATGGCTCTTCTTCTGTCAGGGATGAGAATGTCTATCGGATGTGCGAGACGTTTCTGGGCTTCCTGTTCTCGGAGGAGTCGGCTGCGTTGACGTTTGATTCGGTCGCGAATCCGATGCCGGTGGTCCGGTCGGGGCTTGTGAGGCTGTACGGTCCGGGGGAACTGCTTCAGGATCTGACTTTCGGGGAGTTCAGGCACGCATCCGCCGCAATCAACAGGTTTTTCAGGAGCCACGAGCCAGAGGATCTGGATGAATGCATCGCTTTCCTGTACAGAAGACGTTGCCGGAAGGCCAACAGGGCAGGTCGGATGGTGCCGGATGTGGACCAACGGAATGCACGTGGGCATATTCATAGAGCGTCGAGGTTGAAGGGGTGGCAGAAGAATCTTGTGATGATGTGGTTCGCGGCTTGCTTGAAGTACCTTCAGTCGGGTGTTCTGGAGATTAACGGGGAGGAGGTTGATTTGTCGAAGTTGTTCGCCGGGGATGAGAAAAGTTCGGGGATAAGCTTCGGGTGGAATGATCTGTTGGTCGAGGTGGCTAAGGAGAACACGCTTGGCAACATTGACAGGGTGGATGAGGAGCCGTTGTTCTCGGTGCTGTCGATTATGTGGCATAACTATAAGGAGAGAAAGAGAAATGAGCAGATTATCAAGGCTTCAAAGGCTCACTGAGTACCTTGCGGGATTGAAGATCCATTCCTGCTGGTGTTGTGAGCACATCGATCCGATTTGCACGACCGCGCAGTCGGACGCCACTTCCAAGCTGGCGCATCTTTCGGGTGTGCAGGTGGTGGTCGCGCGTCCGGAGGTGCATCAGCGCGGGGATTCGGACACGTTCCGGGAAGAGTTGGGGACGGTGATCTTCGTGTTGGAGAAGGGGCTTGGGCTGGATAAGACGGAGGAATCGGAGAATGAGCAGTATTCACGGCTTCTGGAGGTTGCGGATTTGATTCTGGCCTACATCACGGAGGAGGCTTCGAGTCAGAACTGCCGTCTGGTGACGGGGTTGTCGCTGGCTTCGGTGGATGTGGTTCCGGAGTCGAGTGTGTTCGGTGGTTGGAGCGGGTACAGCATCGAGCTTGCGTTTGAATGATGGATGTCAGGGCGCGTTTCGTAAGTGAGGTCCTTCAGGATGAGGGACAGCGGCTTCTGAGAAATCAGGGGAAGGCCATCGAGGCCAAGGTCAAGAAGCGTTCCGGGCGGTTGGAGTCGTCCAGGAGTGTTTCTGTGACCGGCGGTAGCGGCGCTTCTGGGACTTTGACGTTCGTGCACGTGGCCTACGAGCGTTTTTTGGATATGAAGCGTCTCCAGCGTGGCGGCAAGTCCGTAAAGAGCAACCGCAAGATCCACAATCGCTATGTATTCGGCGCTTTCGCCTCCATCGCCGAACGGCTGATGTACGAGTTCACGGACGATGTCATCGCCCGGATCAGGGAGTCGGAACTGGGGCGAACGAAGTGAAAATCAGGCGGGAAGTCTTGATTATTTGGCCGGAAAGTTGTTTATTTGCAAAGACAAATGCAATACAAATGCAATACGGGCAAATGAACGAAATATTAAATACTTCTGATATTCAGACAACAAGCGCCACTTCGACAGTCGGAGATTCTGTCTCTTATTCATTCTATGCGGATGCCAACACTCAATATGTGGCGATGAAAAAAGATGAAGATATCTATTTCACCGGCCACTCTAACCATCCAACCTTACAGAATTGGCTGGATGGTTCAATCCCGCGCAGATTTATTGAATTAGTGACGAATGCCATCAATAACAGGACGAGAGAACGTAATTTCTCCCGCCTGAACGAACAGTTGGCTTCCGGGGATATCTCTGATGAGGATTTCGACAAGGCGATTTCAGAAAGGGAAAACGAGTTCGTGATTCAATGCAATATTAAGCCAACAGAATGGGACATCAAGGCAGCTTCGCTTTTGGCGGAGAACATCTTGGATGTGTCCGATACGGATGATTTGTCTGTACTGTTTTCTTTTGATGAGAATGAGGTGAAAAAGTATATCCTGAAATAAATGGGCCCATATTTCATAAGATATATTCCATAAACCATTTTTATCTACTTCTACGATTGTGGCGTTCGGTGGGATGTTTTTTGCAAGAAAGAGAAATAAACACTAATCTTTGAAGCCCTATGTTCTTTATCGGTGATATCGGATGGCTTGTCTGGCCGTTGTTGTTTGTCGCTTTGATTGCGATTTTTGTCGGTTTGGCAGGGTTGATTATATTTCTCGTAGGTGGAACGATTGGAAGTGCCGTGGTTGGACTGACCTCCAAGAACAAAACCAAGAAAAGCGTTATGGGTGATTTGCTGTTGCTTCTTAGTGGCCTGGTCATTCTTGCAAGCGTTGTCTTGACAATCATCTGGGGTTAAACTCCATTGTATTTGTCCTTTGCAGCCGCTGATTAGCGGCTATTTTTGTGCCATAAAATCAACGTGTCTTATGGCTAAATCTAATAGACTCACTACAGAGGACCTTCGACTGAATATCATTATCAACGGGGATGGCGGCAGGAAGGAGATGCTTGCGCTGGACAGGCAGATGAAGGATTTGCAGAGTTCGACCAAAAGGACCAGGACTGAACTCAAGAATCTTGAGAAAGCCGGCAAGACCGGCTCACAGGAACACCAGAACCTGACGAAGACCCTGAAAGACCAGGAGAAGACCCTGACGGAATGCCGGGAAAAATACAACAAACTCAGGGATGCCATTTCCCTTGAAAACAAGACATTGGCGGAACTCCGGAACCATCTGAAACTGACGCAGACGGCTCTTAGCAAGGCCGTTCCCGGGACGGAGAACTGGAAGAAGCTTAATGCCGAGGTCCAGCAGACCAAGGCAAGGCTTAAAGAGCTTACCTCACAGTCCGGGCAGACCAAGGGTGCGCTTGAGAAACTATCAAGCGTCAAGGCCGGAGCTTTGGCGGCATTCGCAGCTATCGCCGGGGCAGTCAGAGGCGTGGCAAGGGCGTTCCTGAAGATAGTGGACTTCGAGCAGGCCAACGTCAACCTCTCCACCATCATCGGCAAGAACGTCAAGGACATCGAGGCGCTGACATATTCGGCGATGGAGCTTGGACGGACCACTGAATACACCGCCTCGCAGGTCACGCTGCTCCAGACAGAACTCGCGAAGCTGGGTTTCAAGGAGGGTGCGATCATGCAGATGCAGGAGTCCGTCCTGCACTTCGCCACGGCCATCGGGACCACCCTCCCGGAAGCGGCGGCGATGGCGGGAGCGACACTGAGGATGTTCGGGCTTGACGCCAAAGACACCGCCGACACCCTCGGGGTGCTGGTGCAGGGAGCCAACAACAGCGCGCTGAGCTTCTCCTACTACCAGACAGCGATGGCCACGGTCGGACCGGTGGCGAAGACATTCGGTTTCTCGCTCAGGGACACGGTCGCCCTGCTCGGCACACTGGCCAACGCCGGGTTTGACGCCTCTTCCGCGGCCACTGCCACAAGGAACATCCTGCTTAACCTCGCGGACTCAAGCGGCAAGCTGGCGGTGGCCTTAGGCAAGCCTGTAAGCACATTCCCTGAACTGATGTCCGGGCTGAGACAGCTGAAGGCGCAGGGAGTTGACCTTAACACCACGTTGGAACTGACCGACAAAAGGTCTGTCTCCGCCTTCAACACGTTCCTTGACGGAGCGGACGCTGCCTTGGCTCTGAGGGATTCGCTTGAGGATGTCAACGGCGTGCTGAAGAATACAGCCGAGGAAAGGATCAACACGGTCGAGGGTTCCGTCAAACTGCTCCAGTCCGCATGGGAGGGGCTGATCCTCTCGTTCAAGGAGTCCGCCGGACCGATCAAGAGCGTGATTGACTGGCTGACCCGAATGGTGGAGGGGCTGACGGAGCTGATCAATCTTGGAGGCCGTCAGGGATTCTTCTCCGAATATTCACAGGCCTTGGCTGAAATCAACCCCGAGACGGATCTGGGGCCGGGGGTTACTATGGAGAGCTACATCGCGTCCACCCGGGAGCAGTTGAAAAAAGAGGCAGAGGCCGCCAAGGCGAAGGCTGATTCGCAGAATGGGTTCGGAAGGTGGTGGAGCGGTTCTGGCGACGCCGCGGAACTGGCAGCGAACAGACTCGAAGGATTCGACCTCGCTGCCACCCAGTACCTGAATGCGTCCGGTGGCGGAGCCGCCTCCTCTTCCTTCCCGTCGGGATCAACACCGCCATCAAACCCACCAAGCCTCCAAAATCCGCAAAAAAACAAAGCCCTCTGGTCATTGAGCAATGACGAGGCGTTCCTGACGGCCAAGGCGGAACTGACAAGGCGGTACAACGAGAAGGAGATCTCCTCACAGGAGGAATATAACGAAAGGCTCTATCAGCTGGAGGTGGCGACATTGACGGCTCGGCTGGCGGCTCATAAGGATAAGGGGGCGGACAGAGCCAAGATCGAGAATGAGTTGCAGGAGAAGATCAAGAAGCATTCGGAGGATGCGTTGAAGAAGCGGCAGGAGTACGAGAAGAAGGCGGCGGAACTTAGCAAGGAGGGGACGGCCATCATCAACGAGGTGGAGACGGAGAAGACCAAGGCGGCTATGGCCGGTGAAGAGGCTCGGTACCAGGCCGAACTCAAGAAGTTCAAGGAGACGCAGGTGCTGTACGAGAATCAGGCTGCGGTGTTGGTGGCTATTGAGAAGAAGCACCAGAATAAGCTATCAAAGATAGCACAAGATGGTTTTGACAGGCGCATTGCTACAATGGAAAGCGGCTACAAAGTTGATCGAGCTTCCATAACCGCAGACTATTCAACACAAATAGCGGCAGAACGCCCAAACTCCAGCAAGGCCGCCACTAAAACGAAAGAGCGTGATTATGCTCTTCTGGAACTGGATTTGAAACACCTTGAAGAGCTCAAAGCAGAGCTGGAAAAGATAACTGCTGATAAAAACGCTCTTGGTATCAAACTATCCCAAGAAGATCTTGCCAAGTACAACCTAAAACTTGTAGAGACTAAGGCCAAGATCAACGAGTTGACCGTCTCAAAGGCCAAAAGCGATGGTGGATTCTTCTCCGGTACTGGAAAAGGGAGCCTGTTTGGTGTTTCGCAAGAGGAATGGAACACTTTTTTTGCGAACATCGATACCGGCAAAAATAAAGCGGAAAATCTTGCAACAGCTCTAAATGCTGTTGGAGGACTATCGCAGGAAGGCTTCCAGCTGGCAAGCAAGGCGATCGAGCTTACCAACGCCAAGGAAAACAAGGCATTCAACGAGTACAAGAAGAACAACGAGAAGAAAAAGAAGGATCTGAAATCCAGATATGATGCCGGATTGGTGTCACAGGAGCAGTACAACGCGAGGGTCGAGGAGATGGAGGCTGAGGAAGAGGCAAAGCGCGAGGAGATGGAGATCAAACAAGCAAAGAGGACGAAAGCGCTCAATCTTGTGCAATCCATCATCAACACGGCTTTGTCGGTCACCAAGACCTTGGCGCAATGGGGCTGGCCAGCCGGTGCGGCTCCTGCCGCTATCGTTGCCGCTTTCGGAGCGGCGCAGACTGCATTGATCGCGGCGCAACCGATAGGTGCGGAGGAGGGTGGTTTCGTGAACACTCGGAGGGCTCAGGATGGAAAGGCGTTCAAGGCACGGTTGTCTCCTGACAAGAGAGGCTTCGTCTCCTCCCCAACCGTGCTTGTGGGTGAGAACGGCGGTGAATATGTGATCCCGGCTGACGGACTGAGCAATCCGACATTGCTGCCGTTCGTGGCGACGATGGAGGAGGCTCGGAAGGCTGGAACGTTGAAGAGCCTGAACTTCGAGGCGGTCTATCCTGTGGGAGCCGCTATCGGTCGGGAAAGCGGTGGGTTTACGAACACTTCGACAGGCTCAGTGACTGGAAGCGGCTCGGTGCCCGGAGGGAATGTCGCTTCGGCAAGGTCAGCGACCGATGAGAAGTTGCTGGAGGCTATCGAGCTGCTGAACAAAAGGCTCTCCGTTCCGATCAAGGCTGATGTGTCGATGCTGGGGAAGAACGGGATCATCGAGCAGACGGAGAAGTACAACAGGGCTAAACGCCGGAGTACCTACGGCAGGTAGCGAAAGTTTTTCTGCATTTTTTTCGCAAAACACTTGGAAATTGAAAAACGAAGTTGCATATTTGTGATGCGAAACATATTTGATGGCACTCTTTAGCGGCTGATTTTATCCCGTTATGGATTGCTGACATATTTTTAAGGGAAATTTGCCCTCCGTATGGTCGTTACCGGCGAAAGCGGTGACAGTATTTGGCCGCAAGGCTTCAAATATGTTTCGCAGACCTTAGCGGAGGGTTTTTATATTCAATTAGTTATGCGAAACACTAATTCAAACAACGCGGCTGCTGCCGCTGAAAGCCACAAGATCGGGGCTGACTCTTTCATCATCGAGACCAGGATTGAACTGTTCCGGATCGCCGACCGGTTCTCCGAGTGGGAGAACCGGATGTGCGAGAGCAAGGAGCTGCTGATGGACGGAAGGCTCGGCAATGAGATCAGGACGATGAACACCGCCTTCTACCAGCTGGACGAGGCTCTGAGGAGGATCATGAACGAGGAGCTGGAGTTCGACATCCTCCGCCACAACACCGTTACGGAGTGATTTTTGCAAGGATTTGTCTGACAATTAATTCTGAATGAGTATGAGAAGGTTAATCATTGCTGTTGCTATAATGCTGATAGGGTTCGGCGGGACTTGCTTCGGAAGGAAGCTGGCTGATCCGGACACGCTGGCGTTCAAGAAGACATATTCGATGCCAGAAAAGAACATTGATGAAATCCGAGAGGCCGTAAGAGAATGGCCACAAAAGAATATTGGGTTGGAATATTCGCGTTCCAGTCTGGATTGGACAACAAAAAGTTTTCGAGGCCGGTACTTCGATGTTCTTTTCGGCAAAACAAGAGGTGATTTGTTCGGAGATGTAATTCTTGTCTTCCGTGACGGGAGTTTTGATCTGGTGTTCAAGAACATTTCAGCGCAATGGCGAAATAATTTTGTAACCTGCATGTCAACCAACGATGACAAGTTCAACCGTACTTGGTTCTGGAGAGCCAGCCGCAGCAAGAAGATTCTCAACAATGTAAGGATTCGTGCAGATGAGATATTCAAGATGATCACCGCCTCGATGGACGAGTACCTCAAGGTCGGCCCGCCGGTGGAGCTGAAGAAACTCTGACAATCCCGCCGTCCCAGACAGCCGCCTCAGGGCGGCTGTCTTCACGTCAAGAATCCATCGAACAAAGTGAAAATCAGCGGAAAGTCTTGATTATTTGGCCAGAAAGTTGTTCAATTATTTTTTTTGTATTGCATTTGCATTTACAAAAATATTATCATTATCTTTGCACAGATTGATGAGATACATATTGATGAAGGCGCTATGAGCTCATATATTCAGCAATTAGAGGAATATTTTAACAAGACTACTCTTGAGCAGCAGGACAAGGATTACCAAGAACTTCAAAAGTTCAATAAGAATGGTATAACTGTTGATGACTACATCCGGGATTTAGGAATTATACTTTAGTTATCATTCTATGGCATTCAGCAAGTATAAGAGCAAATCCGAGATGAATGAAACTTTAGCTAAGTCTTTGCACGACAGTTCGTCTTTCCTCCCTGTTGGACATTGCGCATACTATGCTTGTTTTCAAAGGATTTGCCATATATGTTATTATGTTATCGGGAAAACAAAGGATCAAATCGCCTCAGAGTGTAGTTTAAGCAGAGAAGGTTCGCACAATTATCTGCTGAACCTCGTATTGGAATACATCAAGAAGAGTAATCCTAATGATGGCCGTACTTTGCGTAGGGATATTTTCCAACTAAAGAAACTTCGCGAGTCAGCAGATTATGAAGATGAAAATTTTGATTCATCCAAAAGTTCGAACTCGCTTGATTTGATGAGAGAGATCCTTCCTATTTTGAGAAAATACTGAATATGACTTCTAATGAATATATTATCAATATTCTGAATCTTCTTCTTGAAAAGATTCAGAATATTCGAGTACGCTACGAGTTCGATCAAATGTCTTCTATGCATATCATTGAAATCGTGCCCGATGATGTTTATCGTAACGATGCGTTATACCTTGAATGGGAGGATGACTTATTTAGCAGATTCATCGAGAAATTCCCTACTGAAAACATTTGCTTCATTTCAGATAAATCATACATCGAAGTGAAAAATCCAATCTTTGTTAAAGAAGGGGCTGGTTTTGCATCCTTCTCGTGCAAAGATGAGAATCGCTTCTCTTTGCGGAAATCTGAAATCACTCCAAAATTCCACGAAATGCCTTTCACTTGGATTTCATTAGCGCCTATTGGATGTGAGACTTATTCCTTTTCGCAGCAATCAGGTGCGCAATTCCGTGTTGAAATTAATAATGATAACTATCCAAAAGCAGCATAAGAATTATGGACAACAGCAATCCAAAGTCAGGGTTTACCCTTGAAAATATCATCCTAATCGAAAGTTCTTTCAAAAGAATTAGCGATGTGATATTCGACAAGAAGGCTCAAAACTCATTCGATATAAATGTTGGAGTCGCATCTGCCGAACCAAGAATAGCCGTCACTGTTGATGTTACAGTGGCGCAAAAGCGTGACGAGGTTGAGCAGTTCAGGATTACGGCAAAAATGGTGGGAATATTCAAGAAAGAAGGTGAATCGGACATCAAAAGCGATGAGGATTTTGGCCGTATCAATGGTGCGGCCATTGTGTTCCCTTTTGTAAGAGAACACATTGCCAATGTGGCATTGAAAGGAGGCTTGGGTGCGGTTCTTATCCCACCTGTTAATTTCACGAAGTACACGGGTAAAGAATAGAATCCGTTTCCGTTGTCCTTTTGTAGCCACCTGCGGGTGGCTATTTTTGTGCCATAATGAGTTCGTTATGGTTAGGATATTGACTAAGGATTTCACGGAGCTGGATCTTACGAAGGGGTTCGAGTTCCAGATCGAGATGGAGAACCCGATGCTGGACGAGGAGCATATCCCTTCAGCTTTCAGCACGCAGATCTCGTTTCCGCCGTCGCCGGTGAACAGGAAGGTGTTCGGCTACACTCCGGCGATGTTCCTGGCTCCGAACGTAAAGAGGCTGGAGGCCTCGGTGTGGATCGGCGGCGTGCCTTTCGTGACCGGCACGTTGGTGTACGACGGCATCGAGGACGGATGTCTGATGTACACGTTCACGGAGAAGGTAGTGGAGCTGGAGGGGAAGATCTGGGAGAAGAGCATCCTGGAGTTCGACACGGGTTCCATCCCAAGCACCCTCTCGAAGTTTTCTACGCCGCTGCTTATTAACAAGACAAATGTTGCAATACAGCCATATTCGGTGATCAGTAGAATTCCCGTGTCAGGTGAGCCAGGTTCAGCAGGCGCTACCACAGGGCAACTAACTGAAGACGATTACCTCTACAGGAAGAAGTATTACAATTATGACAATGCGTCAGAGAGTTTTACCTATAATACCTTCATTCCGGCTATTCCACTGAGGGTCATCCTGGCAGGATGCTCGGTAAATGTTCCTAACGACATGCTACTCCGGAACGGATGGGCTGAACTATCCATTCTTGGTAGATACCACGAATTTTTGTTTGATGACGTGGTGAAGCCAAACAGGTGGCGTGACGTGGCGACATCGGGAACAAGGCCACCGTCAACCGGAAAGCCCACAAGGCGAGGATCTTCTACTCCAGGAAACAATAAGATCACTGATTTGGCCTCGTTCCTTCCGGACATCTCTTTCGCTGAGCTGATTAAAGGTCTTTGTTCGATGTTCTGTTCGACCATATTCAACGACGGCGGAAAAGTCAGACTGATAGAGAATAAAGATGTTCTTGGCTATCCTGTCGAGGATTGGGAAGAAAAAATAGAGGACGATTATTCTTCTTCGGAAGAGAAAGCCGTATCTTATACGTTCGGCTATGGCGACGATGGCATCTCCTATGACACAACAAAGCTAACCCAAAATCTGGAAGACGGTCGAGTAGAAAGAATCCAAGAGGGCAATGTGGACGGCATACTGGCGCACTTTACGTCAAGTGATGATTATTCGGTGGTCTTCGACGAGGCTACTGGTGATGTCTATTCTGGCCGCAAATATGACGGAGTCGTAAGGAGACAATATAACCCAAACAATGGCGTGATCGTTCCTGTAACGGAAATAGCGTATGAATGCGACTTGCTTTACAAAGGGGCAAAGCCTGTGGAAAACCATGTGGAAGGCGCAGACACATTTGACAATAGCACCGAATTCATGACAGCGGGCTGCGTGCCGGAAAAATTATTCATTTCCGACACAACTTTTCCACGGAGCATGGCGGCTATAATAGAACCGAACGATGTTGGAAAAGAGCGTGACAACAAGGTCTACATTGGGGTGTCATTTGAGGATCAGTTTTTTAGTAATGGCATATTCGCCCCTATCTCAAAGGCAGACTCTCCGTTTGTTGGAACCGAAGACCTTACTCCCGGCGGTCTCTGGGAAGAATATCACAAGGCGTTTGCGGAGTGGTTGGGGAAGACAAGGCAGAGGGTGTCGGTGGATGTGAACCTCTCCCCTATCGACCTGCATAATTTCAGACTATACAGGCCGGTGTACTTCAAGGGGAGGAAATGGATTGTGGCAAAGCTTTCGGTGACGGTGGCGGCGGGGTCGGAGGCGGTCTCGACACGTGGGGAATTCATCGAAATCTGATGTCCTTTCTGAATGGAACTTCCTGCCGTACATTTGTTCTGGGTTGGGGATGATATACCCTGCCATTGAAACACGGATATGGAATTTACAGGTAGCATACAATTCGCTGACGAAAGCTCTTGGCTGACGCTGACCACGGAATCGGATGACACGGTGACGATCACCGTTAAGTTTGGTTCACGAATCCTTGCATCACAGGAGGTGCTAAGCTTTGACGTGGCTCCTAACTCCGGAATTGTACGGCTACCGGCCGGCGAGATCCTCGGAGCGCTGATGGGCAATGGCATAGGGATGGTGACTGGCTCATTCACGGCCACACAAGGCTCGTCCTCTTGTTCGTACAGTTTCAGCGTGCTGCCTTGCAGGAAGTTCGCGTACAAGTCTCTTGCCGCAACCATATTCACAACAAGACCGACTAAGTCCCCTGCCTATGAAGGAGCGGAAGATCGGCTCTATTTCTACAGGACTTCGGGTGATGTCTCCACTTATGTCAGATTCGACTATCTTGACGGAGGCTCTTCTACCAGTTACAAACTTAGCCCCACCTATTATGTGTCCACTAAATACTATGACCTTGACATCTCCACCGGCACAATGTTGTCCACTGCTGCATCCAAGGGTCTGGACACATTGAAAATAACGGGGTTCAAGATCTGGATTGAATATTCCGGAAGCAAATCAGAGACATATTCATTCGAGATCAGAAGGACACGGCTGCCGCTGAAGACTTACAAGTTCCTGGGGCGGCGAGGGACGTATGAATATATTCACGCTACCGGGAAGTTCAGCCGCTCGATAGAGTCGGAGACGCAGGTGTTCGTGAATTCCGGGATAGAGCAGGAACTGACGAACGACTATTCTATGACCTTTGAGCAAAACTCCGGGCACATCGACAGCATCGGGATGAACGGGTACTGGCTGGAGTTTCTTGCGGCCAAGGAGAGGTACATCATCGAGAAGGATGGTTCGGAACGGGCTATTGTCGTGGACGAGTTCAAGACATCGCTGACGGATAGGACTGTCAGCAGCATGACGTTCAAATGGCATTACGCCAACCCTGACAACACTGTCATTGACAAAGTGGACATCGACATCACAGGACTTGGCATCCTCGGGCCGTCCACCGTGAACGACGTAAGCAACACGGCGCAGTTCCAGGTGACATATTCACCGTCGAACACGACACAGCGGAGCATAACCTGGAGTGTGGTGAGCGGTTCGGACTATGCGTCCATCGATGAGACGGGGCTGCTTACTGTCAAGGGAGGAGCGAACGGTTCTACGGTCAAGATCCGGGCGACAAGCAAGGACAACTCAAGCGTCTATGCGGAGAAATCAGTCACTGTCACCTACAAGATCGCTTCAGTGAGCGTCACCGGCGTGAGTCTGAGCAAGTCCGTGCTATCCCTCGCTGTCGGCGAATCGGAAACATTGGTGGCCACGGTAGCGCCGGAAAGAGCCACCGACCGGTCGGTGAAATGGGAGTCATCAAACAAGAACGTCGCTACGGTCAACCAAAGCGGTACGGTAACTGCGGTGGCCGTCGGTTCGGCGGTCATAGGGGTCAGGACCAACGACGGCGGATTCAGCGCCACCTGCGCCCTTACCGTGGCGGCAGTGGTGAATGAATATACCCTGACAGTGAACTGCACCACATCGGGAGCCACTGTGAAGGTTCTTGAATATGTCGCGGGACAATCGTCCATAGCTGACGCTGTGACTTACACGGAGCCAATGACGTTCAGGGAGAACACCACTGTCAAAGTGTGGGCTTACAAGGATGGGATGATCGACTCCGGGATGCAGACAATAGTGATGGATTCAAACAAGACCGCCACGGTGGCCTGCAAGATGATTCCTGGATGGAACCTGGAATCGGAGATGTCCGCGGAAGCAGCAGGTTTATCTATTCCTTACGAGGTGTCGGATCCGGATTCTGTCGGTTGGCGGCTGGAGTCTGATGCGGACTGGATCGCCGTGGACTCAGATGTAGTTATCGATGTTAACACGAACTCGTCATCCAGCAGCAGGACAGGTCATGTGAAGCTGATCTGCGATGCCGTCGAAACCGATTACGTTGTCGCGACGTGCACTGTCATGCAAGCGGCAGGGGCGGCGACCGAGCTGGATCCGTCCATTAGCCTCTCACAGGATACGTTCAGCGTCCCGTCCACGACCACGAGTGTCACGCAGCGTTTCTCCTCCAAGAACCTCACAGGGCTGACGGCGACGGTGACCGGAGGTCTCGAGGGGGCAACCGTCAACCTCAATGAAGTTTCGAGGACGATCGTCGTGAACTTCAGGGCCAACACAACCTCGTCAGAGCGCGTGAGCACCGTCACTGTAACGGGGACGCGCTCCGATGGGAAGGGAACCTACTCGAAATCGTTCACGATAACCCAAGCGGCGGCATCCGAGGCTACTGTGAAAGAGCCATCGATATCGTTTGAGTTCGATTCAACGACGGTCAAAGCGAAAACTACAGAAGTTTCATTGAGATATGGTTACGAAAACCTTACAAACCTGACCGCCGCTGTAACCGGGACTCTCAAGAGCGCCGCCACCTCATTCTCTAGTTCAGTCAACGTATTGACAGTCCGTTTTTTGAAGAACACCTCCACCGAGTCAAGAACCGGTACCGTCACATTAACCGGAACACGTGTTGATGGACTGGGAACGTTCTCAAAATCATTTACGATAACCCAAAAAGCGCCTGAATACTTCACCTTGACCGTCAATGTCACTCCGAGTGACGCAAGCATCGGGGTAATTATAGACGGCACGGTAACCACATACACCGCAGGAATGGCTATCGCGGATGGGGCAAATGTCATAGTGTCAGTGCATAAGGACGGCTACAAAGACTCCATTACGAGATTCACCATAACCGAGAACAAGGAGATTGACCTGGTTCTCGAAACAGAATAGGATACATCATGAACAAAGAGTGTGATTGCAAGCATAGCGGAATCAGGATAGTGCGGGGCAACGATGTCACCATCGAGGCGGTGGTGTCCGTGTTCGACAAAGCCACGGGGACATATTCCCCGATCGACCTTTCGGAGGTGGAGGGCGTGTCATTGAATATGGTCGGGCCGTTCGGCCGTGTGGCCGGGCGCGAGGTGTCGGCTATTGGCTCAAAGGTCACAGCCTTTTTCCCGGCAGGGTCACTCGGTGTGGGGTCCTACGGTGTGGAGATCATATTCAAGGATTCCGCCGGCAAGTCGAGGTTGTACGAGCGCGGCCTTGTAAGGGTCGTGGAGTCGGGAGAAGAGGCGGCCGGCGGCGCGGGTTCCGCCGACGGAAGAACCGTCACCGTGGATTTGAAGACGAGGGTCATCACGCTCGGAGGAGTTCCTATAGTGATACTTGACGAGGCCGCCTACGCGGCTCTGGAAAAGAAGGATCCAGGGACGCTGTACGTGATAACAGGAGGGTCAGGCGATGAGGATTGACGAGGCGGCGGACATCCGTCTGGGAGAGAGGGCGGTGTCGAGGGTCATGCTGGGCGAGGCCCATGTGTGGCCGGTGTCGGAGAGGGCGCGGCTCGACGTGTCGCCGGGAGTGATCTGGCTGCTGAGGGCGGCGGACTGGACGGACTTCGTGGACGTGCTGTCGAACGTGGACTGGAGGGTAGGATAACTTTGAGAGAATTCATGTCAAACCAATAAAAACACATCAGATTATGGCAAAACCATCATGGCTAACAGTGGACCCGACGAGCGGCTCGGGTGACGGGACGATAACCAACACGGGGCTTGAGCACACCGGGCGCGTGCTTCGCACCGGCACGGTGACGGTCACCGGAGACG